CACTTCCACCTTTAGATCTTGGAGTAATATGATCTAATGTTAAATTCTGATAAGATTCGCAATATGCACATTCATAATTCCATTTTTCTTTGATTGATTGTCTCCATTTTCTTTTTGCTTCGGAACTCGTAGTTGCTTCAAGATTGTACAAAAGTTCGTCTGAAGTAGAATAAAGTGGCATTCTTAAGATGTGTACCAAAAATATTTAGAGTTTCTTTGAGTGTGATATAAATGTAGTGAAACTGTTCTGATAGCGTTGTCTTATGATTCATCTTTATTATTTCTCCCATAGTTGAACCCATAATAAATGATATAAAGGTCTAATAGAATATTAATCCAATTGATATTTTGCATCATACTACTACTGGTTTTTTTTGTCCTTCTGGAAGTTTGATTTGTGGTAGTGATTCACTAGGTCCATTTCCTGTTGATTCGTTTACTTTCCAGGAACCACCAACTCCACCATCCATATTTACAACAATATCTGAGGTTGGGAGTGCCTTTGGCATCTCAATATCAACAACTTGACCCATCAGAAATTTATTTTTAATAATTTGGCGATTGTGTGGATCTGTGTCAAACATCATCATTGCATCCGAATATTCACCACAATCTACAATTTTTTTTCCAATTCTTTTATCAATCACTGAAAAATATTCATCATTATACTTTTTCATTTTTTTGAAATCTTTTTACCAGTATAGGGTACTTGTGAGTTTTTGTAAAGACCAGAGGAAGATATTATAGCAAAGACATTAGAAAGAGGAAGAATCCGAATGCTATGAATGCTGCGAGGATTTAATTACCTACTCACCTCTGCTCAATCCAAGTAAGAGCAGCAACTGCATTTTTATTTGAAATTGCAGACGCGCAAGCAATTGTAAATGTATCACTAATAGTTCCAATTCCACTCCTACCAATTTGATAGATGGTTTCTTTGTCTAATGCAATTGCTGCTGCACCACCACCAGTAATAAAAAATCCAGAATCAATTATTACACCAGTTGTTCCTATTCCCGAAGCCGAAACATCATATTGGGTAAATCCATTGGGATCTGGATTATCTACCCAAACTGGATTTGTAAGTGGGGCATTTCTTATTAATCTGTAAAATAAATTAGTATTATCAACAGTAGCAACTTGAAAGAATGTAGGTAATACAATACCTTTAAGTGCTATTGTCTTAAGACGAATACTTAAAACTGGCGTAAAAGTATAGGAAGAACCAAGATCTGTACCTGTAATTGGAGATGAAATATTACCAGCAATTCCTGATTTAGTTTGAAGTCCATTAGTGGTTAATGAATTAGAACCCTGATAAAGATAGTGAGTTCCTGCAGCACCAGTTACGTTGGTAATTTCACATCTAATTGGTAAAAATGGAGTTGCACACCAAGGACCTTTTAATTTGTTCGCATTATCTATAGTATGAATCGTGTGTATTGTTCCATCAATAACAAATTGATATTCAATTCTTCCTGCACCATACCATTCATAATGAAAATTAACTATTTGTTGAGCATCAGGATCTGCAGTAATTCGACTTACGCCATTACCATCTAATTTGTCTCCATTCCATTGACTACGAGGAATTCTAGTTAGTGTAGTCGTCCCAATACCTGCAGATGCACCATTACTATTTCTTACACAACAATAATAATCACCATCTCCACCATCCTCAAAGTAAATACCATCATTTTCATCAAATAATCCAAATCTTCTACGAACTCCAATAACAGGATTTGTTAATCTAATTGCAAATGCTAAATCACAATCTCTACCGGGAATGTATTTCATTACATTTCTGGTTTGACGAATGACTTCAGAACCAGCAGAAGAAGTTACAGACATTCCAATTCCACTTAATGTTGGAATATGAATTGAATTTCCTCCAATAGATACTCTTTCATCCCAAACATCAGTTTCTTTATTGAATTGGAATGTATTAAAGAAATTAGTTTCGTATGTAGAAATTTCCAATCTTCTTTTACTTGTTGCCGTTATATTTGCAAGATAAACTGGAAATGGTTTATTGTTATCTACCAATTCAATAGTTGTGGTTCCAAGACCAACTCTTACAATATTTCCAGATGAACTCAATCCAATATTTCCTGTGACTGGTAGGGGATTACTAGAACTTACAGGAGCACTATTAAGGTTGAGTGATACTTGCCCTGTTGTTCCAATTCCTACTGTTCCCTGAACTGTGACTGTAGAACCAATACCTGATACTGCAACTGTAGTGACTGGATTGGTTATGTAGAATGAAGTGTTAGAGATTGATACTGTATTAGCAATTGATACAGTTCCACCTACAGTTACTGATGTAACCGGGTTGGTTATATAAAAACTTGTATTTGAGATTGATACTGTATTAGCAATTGATACAGTTCCTCCTACGGTTACCGAAGTAACTGGATTTAGAATATAAAAACTTGTATTTGAGATTGATACAGTATTCAGTAATGAGGAAATGCCAACTGGAAGATAAGGAATATTTTCATCCTCTAAAATACCACTTGAACCAACTTCTGTGATGTGCGTATGAACTGGGTCTTGTGGAGTACTTGTGACTGATACTGTTGTACCTACATTTACATCACCAGTAATTGTAATATTGGAAGAACCAAGAGATACTGGAAATGGATTGGAAAAACTTACAGGACTTGTAGATACCCCTGTATTAACTACTACATCTGCTGGTTGTGGAAGAGGATTATAAGACATTATACGATATACCAGTTGGAACCATTATAGAAAAAACTAAAGGATTGGTGATTGCTACTCATAATGACTGAAATATCATTCTCGACACTCTTACCAATACCTGCTTGAACTGTAATATTATATGTATTTATTCGATTTCCCTCATCTTTTACAATCAGTTTTTTACCATAAGAAGGTATTTGTGGTAATACAATCGTCACAGGAACATTAGCACTTACACCAATATAATCATCAGCAGCATTTGCTTGATAGTATGTAGTAACTCCTGCAATGGATACAATACTTGTAATACCTACGCCATCAGCAGGATCTCCTATCCACTTATTGAGCGTTGCATCATATTTGAGAAAGTAATTATCAGTCTTTGCAGAGTTCCTATCAATATCATCCAAGAACTCAAGACGAGTTTCACCACCTCCACCTACTGTAGAGAGTTGTTGCTGAATACGAGACAGGAAAGTGCTATAATGCTTTTGTAAATCATCAAGTGTTGCAAAGTTTTGATCTAGTGGTGTTAAGGGATCAGTTTGCTGTTTAACTTCCGAGGGTTCTGAAAGAAGACCTAATGATTTTTCTATTAAAGTATCTTTTTTTACTTCTATTACTTCAACAATTTGGGGTTCTTGTATTTTCTTTAGAATATTTTTTTTCTTTTTAGGTTTCAGTTGCTCAATAAAAAGTTTTTCAAAAGAATCACCAACTAAAGATTCCATCTCTAGTTTTTTCTTTTTCTTTTCTTCTGCAACTATTTTAAATAATTCTGAAAGTTCTTCCATCAAAAATTATATTTCTTATATATTTATATTGTTATGGGTCTTATGAGTTCTGGTCCCATCATACTGAAATCACCTCCACATTAGAAATAGTAATACTTAAAGATTGATAATAAGTCTTCAGTTGTCTTGCAGTCATTTCACTATTCACCAAAACTTGAATAGAGACTGTTGCATTATCTACAAGACTATGAAGAATGACGGCATATTTATTCGCCATATAACTCTCTTTTTATATTATCCAAGTAATTTTCATCAATTGGAATTATCTCTTCTTCACCTCGCTTTATTCTATCTACAAGTCCCATTAGAGATTCCAAGAATTCTTGCGGATAAGTGTCGTCATCATTCAAATCACACCAGAAAGTCAGATAGCACTGCTCAAAGGGTTCATCGTCTTTTAGGAGTGTATAGTTCTTTTGATTGTCCTCAAACCATACAAGATCCATCCAGGTATGAAAATTGTAATACATTGAAGTCCATCCAGTCATAAAACAGTGACCGACCCAATACTGCCACCAGTTCATTTTGGTCTTATCGGTTCCTAGAATTGCTCTTGAGAAAGTCATTTGTTATCCTCAAAATTATCAACAAAGGTTTTTAAATCTGGATGTACCAATAAATCCATAAGAGATAGTCCATTCCTATCCATTAGAACTTCTTCAAAAAGTTGTTCTGGTGTTTTTTCATTCTGTTCTTCTTTCATTTAGTTTCTCCTAATTTCAATAACTTTTCCAGTAATCCCCCCAAGATTGTCCTGGTGGTTTGCTATGTGTTGTTTTGTATGCTTCTTCTCGGAGATTTTCTCTAGCAGTATAATAACTTTCTTGAGTTAATTCCATACGCTTTCTAATCTGACTTTCTGTAGGTTCTTTTGCTACACATTCAGTTGTTGGGTTTGGGTCAAATGTTTTTTCAGTCATAGTTGTCTTTTCAACGATTTTTGATAGTCTTTCTGGGTTTTGATTTAATTCTTTAAGTTTTCGGTTACTCTCTCTAAGTTTTTCAGTCTCTTCTCTGATTTTTATGTTTTCCTGGCGGATTCTTTCAGTATCTTGTCTAAGGGGTTCTAACCAATCCATAATTAATTTTTATCAACACCTATACATTCCATTACCACCATGAATATCATTCAACGCTGCCTGATATTTTGATGGTCCTGCTTGTGGGTCAATGTCGTGCTTAAAGACTAGTGCAAGATGCCTCCGAATGACCTCTACTTGCTCGTCTGAGAGGGAGTTCCCAGGTTTTGAGGATGCCTGGTCCAGTTCAAAATAACCCTGTAACCAATAGCAAAATTCTGTTGCTTTCATAATGTTTTGCGACTTTGTGAGTATTATAGGCGTCTTATTGAATGGCGTCAAGGGTTCTCTGCAGACTCACATTCAAATTCCTGATTCCAGGCATCAATACCTATATTAGCAATCATCTGTTCTTTCCATTCTTCATCCCTCCCTGGAATCTCATACCATTTGATTGTAGTTCTTACAAAAGAATTCTTACCATCTTCAGAGTCTTTCCAGATTTTATTGAAGCAGTTATCTTTAGGTTTAAATGAAGATGCAATGACGACTTTACTAGATTTATTTGCAGTAAACATAGGGAGCATTATATCTACTACGCTCTGTGCATCTTTATCTGGAACAAATGCAAACTCATCTAGGAAGGTAAGATTAAACATCCGACCCTTGAAACTATTATATGTTGTATTACCTACAATAACTCTAGAACCATTCTCCAATTCTAATGTGGACTTATTCTTAATGATAACCTTATGTTGCATCCATTCTGGAAGATTTTCATAAGCAGTCATTAATCTTTGTAAACTATTACGAGCATTTAATGTATTAAAGGAGAATATCCCATCAGTCACATTATCATTAAAAATTATGTGATGTAAAACATAGAAGAGACCAGTTGAAGTTTTACCTACTTGTCTTGAACTTTTACATATATTGAAGCGGTTGTTATGATACTTATTAATCAGGTCTTCTTGATAGGGATAGAGTTTGAAGTCTGTGAGTCCCTTATCAATAGTTACAAATTTCACATAATTGTTAATGAAATATACTGGGTCATTTTTGCATTTATTAAATTCTTCTACTTGTTCTTGTGTGAATTCAGTCATAATTGTTTTGTGTCTTTGTGCGTATTATAGCAGTCTTATTGAATGGCGTCAAGAGAGCAGAGACATTATGAAGAGGAAGAATCCGAATACTTGGAAGACTGTGAGGATTATTAGCATTTTAGTTTTTAGGTTTCCTATACTTCCAATTTTGTTTTCCAGTATTTACTTCTTTTGTTCTTTGTATTATTTTATCCCTACAAATACCTTCCCCTGAATTTGGATTTTTATCCCCAGACCAAGCACCTCTTTCTATTGCTTTTTGAGAAATTTTATCTCTAACTTCTTTGTCGTTCATAGGATTTCCATAGTCGTTTCTATGTCTTATTTTAACTTCCATTTCATCCAATGATTTTCTAATCCAAACCATCCCACATCCCAAAATTGATTTTATTTCTCTAAGAGTTTTACCCTCAATATAAAGTTCAGCAATTTTTTCTGGTGGACAATTTTTTCTCAATTCGTTTATTTTATTTTCATTCACTATTTGTAAATGATTTTTTTCCTTCATAATCTTACTTTGTCTTGGTCTCTTCTTTCCTCTACGCATATCTCCCATTTTTTTCCTTTGTTCTTCTGTATAAACATATCCAGAAGGTCCATCTCCACCATCTGTTAGATTATAAAGAATACCAGTTTCCAAATCTTTTCTACCAAAGATTGAAATCATATAAATTTCGTGAATAAATGCTTCATCTTCAGTAAGATTTTTCTTTAATATTAAAATCCTATTTCTTGATGGGACATAAGCACTATGCCTTTTTCTATCATATGCTCTTTTACCTTTACCCTTACCAATATAATAAGGAGTTCCATCCTCCCTCAAATAAGCATAAGTGTAAAATACATTTTTCATTACTTCTAATCCAAAGTTAGTGCTATAGTTATTTATACAAAAAAGGAACCCCGAAGAGTTCCTCAATATTATACCATTAGTTGGAAGTTATATCAACCTACTGTAGGTGCCGTTAGAGCAACTGGGGTTGATTCTAAAAATGCAAGATCTAAAGGAAAGTTCTCTGGACCCATAAGTTTACCATTCTTATGGAGAAGACTATATCATCACCGTATTCTATTAGAACTTAGGTGTCGGACGCTCTTGCCTGTTATTAAGGGAACTATATCCCTCAGGTAGTCGTTGAACCTTTCTCAGATGTATCTGAGACTTGGATGCTGATTGCCCTTATATTTGGAGGGTTTCCAGCAATTCATCCGATTTACACTTACCAATTTCTCAGTAAGGACACTATTTTACTAATGTGCGTTCCTTTCGTGCATCACTTCCATACCCAATCCTGCTCGTGTTAAAATGTCCGCCCAAGTAGGAACTACTCGGTTTTGACTATCAACGATGGACTGGTTAAAATTAAAACCGTTCAGATTAAATGCCATTGTGCTTACGCCAAGAGCAGTAAACCAAATACCAACTACTGGCCAGGCAGCCAGAAAGAAGTGGAGACTGCGTGAGTTATTGAAAGACGCATATTGGAAAATAAGACGACCGAAGTAACCGTGTGCAGCAACAATGTTGTAAGTCTCTTCTTCTTGACCGAACTTATATCCGTAGTTTTGGGATTCAGTTTCAGTAGTCTCACGAACCAGTGAAGAAGTCACCAGTGAACCGTGCATGGCGCTAAAAAGTGATCCGCCGAAGACACCTGCGACGCCTAACATGTGAAAGGGGTGCATAAGGATGTTATGTTCTGCCTGGAAGACAAGCATATAATTAAAGGTTCCAGAAATTCCAAGAGGCATAGCATCAGAGAAAGAACCTTGACCAAAGGGATAGACTAGGAATACGGCAGTAGCAGCAGCAACAGGAGCACTGTAAGCAACCATAATCCAGGGACGCATTCCTAGACGATAGGAGAGTTCCCATTCACGACCCATATAAGCATAAATGCCGATGAGGAAGTGAAATACAACAAGTTGAAAAGGACCACCATTATAGAGCCATTCATCAAGACTTGCTGCTTCCCAAATGGGATAGAAGTGAAGACCGATAGCATTAGAAGAAGGAACAACGGCACCAGAGATGATGTTGTTTCCGTACATAAGAGACCCAGCAACTGGTTCTCTGATCCCATCAATATCAACAGGGGGAGCACCAATAAAAGCAATAATG